GCGACGGCGCCGTTGTACAGGCCTGGCAACACAGCATGATGAGGGAGACATATGGCATGACGCAACTTGGGTATGCCTTGCGCGCCGCAGGGATCATGACGGTCGAGGATCGGCTGCGTGATCTTGCGGTCGACGTGCTCGCTGTGCATGCCCATAGCCGCGAGGCGGCCGCCCAAGCGCTCTATGCCAAGGTCCGTCACGACACCGATCTGCTTGACGGGCTGTTTGGTCCATATCGGGATCTTGCTGTGCGACGGTTGCTCGGAGCCGTCGAAAGCGAGATGCGCAAGTATGAGTTGGCGAACGGTGGGGGCCATCAAACGCGTGACGACCATCTCAGGCCTGCCCCATCCGATCGCCTTGGCGGGGGCCGATTATCCGATGAACCCCAGAATAGGGTTGCCCCCGCCCCTCCTCCTGGTCGCCGTGATGGCCAGGAACGTGTCGGCGCCGTCCTGCGCCTCACTATGCTCGACACGTTCAAGATCGACGGCACGCCGATCGGCGACATGCAGGCCGGCGTTGCGCGCGCCTGGGCCAGACGTGAAGGCCGCCATGTGCGGTGGGTGACGATGCTTACCGCCAACATGCCGGCCGCCGATCCGATCCGTCGCTGGATCACCGCGGAAGATGCCGACGCGCTGTGGGCTCGCTCGCGGGATGACGCGGATGAGTAGGAAGCCGCGCCAGAAAGCCATTGCCGGCCAGAGGAACGATGATACCCTCGTCACGGGTGCCGGCGATACGAAGGGTGCCGCTTCTGGTTTGAACCCCGATGCTGGCGTGCGCCCTTCGTCCCCTATTGCCGGCCAGTCAGGTGCTGAATCCCAAACGGCCGGTGCCGGCAAGGTGGTGGAGGGGGCCGGCGTGCATGTGCAACCCATCGGATGGTTGCCCCCTCCACCACCACCACCACCACCTCACATCACTGAACTAATTGAGTGGCAGCGCCGGCGCGTGCATGCAATTCGCGCGCAGTCGCAGTGCGACCGCTCATGTGATGCCTACGTCTCGCGGTATCTCGGCTATCACTCCGGCCTGCCAAAAGCCGAACGTCTCGCGCTGATGAAGCAAGCCGCGAAGATGCGCGCAGATGTAGAGAAGTCCAGGGGCCGCCTCCCCAATGGAAACCACGGAACTGGTGCCCCAGACGCGACGGACGGCGAGGGCTATCCAGCGAGTGAATCCCAGAATGGTTCTGCCCTCGCCGCCTGTCTGCCGATCATCGTCAACACCATACAATCGCGCGCCGGATGGGACGCATTGCGCGCTGATGCCGAGCGGCGGATGCGCGAGATCGCCAGATCACTGCCGGTATGGCCGCGCTGCGAAACCATCGCCGGCTTTGGTGATCTTGGGCTCGCCTGCATCATTGCCGAGGCTGGCAACGATCTAGGTGCGTATCCGCACTATTACCACCTGTGGAAGCGCCTCGGCCTCGCACCATTCAAGGGCAAGGCTATGTCGTCATTCCGGGGTAACGAACTCAGCAAAGTCGAGTGGTCGGCGCTCGGCTACAGCCCGATGCGCCGCGGGCGGATGGCTGGTGATGTCGGCAGCGCGCTGTTCTTCGCCAAAGGGCGCAACGAGTATGGCGCTGTCTACGCCGATCGGCGTGAACGCACAGCGCTGACCCATCCGGACTGGACGCCGGCGCACAGCGACGCTGACGCGCGTCGGATCATGCTCAAGGCGTTAGTCGCCGATCTATGGCGCTGGTGGCGGGAAGCCGCTGCCGTGGCGCTGGAGGTAGCAGCGTGAGTATCGGGGCCGACCATGATGTGGAGACCAAGCTGCTCGTGCCACGGTCCTGGCGGGTGGAGGGGGCCGATAGGCGTGTGCATCCCACATGGCTCATGCCCTTTCCGGCCGCTGGCGGGGCCTATGTAGTCGTGAAATCCATGCAAGGCGTGCCCCGCAACCCGCAGGCGAGGGGGCTGGTTTGGTTATGAACCCCGTGAAACTGTTGCCCCTTTCGCTTGCGGGGACTCTATCCACAGGTCACAATACAGAACGGCCCGGCGGGAACCGGGCCGAAACTGTAACTGTAACCAACGGCCGGGGTCGGCCGCGATGAGGGGTAAAGTGCATCCCCCTTCTAGCGCGCCACCCCCTGCCGCACAAGGGGAGACTGTGCCCGCTATGGCCTGCGCCTATGCCCTCGCCGCCGAACTGGCCAACCCAGTCGCCCGCGGCTACCTCACCCTCACCACAGCCCACACCGAGATGCTCCTCAGCACCGTCCGTGCCGAGCGCTTAGGCGAACTCGGGCCATACAAGGCCACCGACGTGTTCCGCCTCCAGAAACACATCCTCGGGCTGCATCTAGAGCGCCTGGAAACCCAGCAGGCCGTCACGGCTATGCGCATACGCAGCCGCATCAAGCCCCTGCTCGCCCTGCGCCAGCCGCGCAACAAGGTGTTGGCCGAGGCCCACGGCGTAAATGGCGCTGATGGATTCCCGTTCGATGAACCCGACGTGACCATCAGCGCCGATCGCCAGGCATTCTATGCCGGGAGGCAGCGACATGGTTGACGTCTCCCAGATGGGGCCGGCTGAGCTCGCAGCCCACATGGCCAAGATGCAGGTGGTCGAGGAACTCAACGAGGTCACCGCCCGCTTCAGGCTTTTGCCCGGCGGTAAAGACGACGGAGGGGGGGCGCCTCCTCGTGGCAACGGCAAGCTGGCGCTGCGTCCGGCCAGGCTACCCAATCCCGAAACGCTGCTGCCCCGCCAGTGGCTCTATGGCACCCAACTCATCCGGGGCTTTGTTACCGTCCTCGTCGCCCCAGGCGGCACCGGCAAATCCGCCTACGCCATGGCCGTCGGCATCGCCCTCGCCGCACACCGATCCTTCCTCGGCGATTACATCTTCGCCCCCGTCAACGTCGCCGTCATCAACCTCGACGACCCCATGGACGAGCTCGAACGCCGCGTCGCCGCCGTCATGCTTGCCCATAAGATCCGCCGCGAAGACCTTGATGGAAAGCTATTCCTCGAGGACTGCGACGGCCATGGCCTCACCCTCGCCGCTCCCGCCAGGGACGACAATGGATTCTATGTCGCCAATCCCGACGAGCAGGCCCTTGTCGCCCTAATCCGCGAGAACAGCATCGGCGTCATCGTCTGCGATCCATTCGCCGAGAGCCACACTCTCGAGGAGAACTCTAACCCTCAGATGATCCAGGCAGCCGCCGTCTGGCGACGCATCGCCCGCGCCACCAACTGCGCCGTGCTCCTCGTCCACCATGTCCGCAAAGGTGACGCCACCGGCATCGACGCCGCTCGTGGCGCTAAGGCCCTCTCCGATAGCGCCCGCGTCGGCCTGCTGATGACCACCATGTCGGCGTTCGAGGCCGAGGAGTTCGGCATCCACGATGACGACCGCCTAACCTACGTCCGCCTCGACGACGCCAAGCGCAACATGGCACCAGCCGCCAAAGCCCGGTGGTTTCAGCTTCGTTCCATCAAGCTCGGCAATACCTTCGACCCGATGTACCCAAACGGCGACAGCGTCGGCGCCATCGTCCCGTGGCAGCCACCAGATAACGAACTCGCCACCGCACCCACCAACGAACTCAATACCGCCCTCGATGCCATCAAGGCAGGGCCGGAGCCCGGCGTACTCTATACCCCCTCCAAGCGCGGCCAGTCGTCCGACCGCTGGTGCGGCAACGTCCTCTGCGAAATGTTCAGCGTCACCGAGAAACAGGCCGCCAAGATGATCAACGACTGGATCAAGTCCGGCCTGCTCTACGTGACGCAGTACCGCCACCCGAAATTCCGCAAAAATATCCCCGGCATCACCGTCAACGACGCCCACAGACCGACATGAAGCGCGCCAATTCACCATCACGAATCGGCTTTTTTGGCGCGCGAATTGGCGCGCGGAGGGCGAGGTGCGCCAATTCAGGCCCCAAAGGGCCTGTTAAATTGGCGCAACACCCTCCGTCCGAAGCGGAATTGGCGCAAAATCGCAGGTATTTAGCGCGCGAATTGGCGCACTTACCCTATGCTTGACGCCGCACCACCATGCCGGTTAGAAACCCACGAGCCCGTGAGCCGCGACCACCTCGGGTGCTACGGCAATTCCAACCGTATCGGCTGGATCGTCGCCCAAACTCACCCACAAGCCGAGTTCTGGGCCGAGGCCAATCTTCAACGCCGCGGATATCTCGTCTTCCTCCCCCTCTACGCCACCAAACGCCGCGACGGGCGAACCGCCCACACCACTAGCATCCTCGCCCCGCTCTTCAGTGGTTACTTGTTCGTACGCTACGATAGCAGCGAGCCACGCCGGCCAATCCGCGAGACACCAGGCGTGCGGGACGTCATCCGATGCGGGGCGGAAGTGCAGTGGGTCAACGCGGGCGCTGTGGAGGCGCTACAGGCCGGTGAGGCCGTCCGCCGCGTCCTGACCCCTACCAAAGCCGCATGGCGCCCTGGAGCCGCCTGTACGTTGGCACAAGGCCCTTTCGCCGGACTACCCGCCGTCGTCACCTCTCAACACCACGACGAAGCAACCATCACCGTCATGTTCCTCGGGCACCTCCGCACCGTCCGAGTCCCTCTCGATGCCCTCGCACCACGAGGAGAAAACTGATGCCAGCCGGCGAGAACCCGGATCGCGAACTCCTCCTCAAACTCGCCGAAGCCATGGTCGAAGTCCTCGGCAACCTGTTCGATGGCCGCATCCTCTCAGACGACCAGGAAATCGCAGCACTCAGACTCGAAATCGGCTACCGTAGGCAGCAACTGCTCGGCGCATTCGACCACGCCAACGGAGACAAATGATGCCAGCCATCTTGGACAAAGCGGTGAGTAAGATTCGGGCTCGCGGCGTCAAGGAAAGCTCCGCCTATCCAATCGCAGTTGCGAGCCTCCAGCGAGCCGGAGACCTCAAGAAAGGCTCCCTTGCTGCAACCGCGAAGGGAACCAAGCGCGGTGCCATGACAGCTAAACAACGCGCCGCAACCCGTTGACTGCGTTTCTGGCCATGCGACAGCGTCTTGAAAAAGAACACTGGTGAATCATGCCGGGACACGGTGGCAGGCGTCACGGCGCCGGTCGCAAGCCCGGAGTGCCCAATAAACTCAGCTCCGATGTCAAGGCAATGATCCTCGGCGCCCTCGAGGATGCTGGTGGCCGTGAATATCTTCTGGCGCGGGCAATTGACAACCCAGCCGCGTTCCTCACGCTCGTCGGCAAGGTGCTACCGCTGCAACTCGCCGGCGATCCAGACCATCCAGTGCAGTTCGTCGTTCGTGGCCCATCACCCGTTGAAAGCGCCAGCGATTGGCTGCGGCTTCATGCACCGCAAACCATCGACGCTGATGAGAACGACTGAGCATCGCGCGCACCTGTTAAGGGTATATTTATGGGTAATGAGGCGAATGGTCGTGCGGAGCATCAGTAAATACAGGTGTTTCCTACCGTTCGCAGCCAGATGTAATAGCTACCAATGACTCTGACACTCACCATCGAACCGGAAATACAAACCGTCTGGGAACCACAGAATGGCCCTCAATCGGCGTTCGTGAATTGCCCGATCTTCGAAGTGCTGTTCGGTGGGGCCAGAGGCGGAGGTAAGACGGACGGCGTACTTGGCGATTGGGTTCTACACGCTGCTGATCACGGCCAAAATGCTATCGGCTTAATGGTTCGCCGCACGCGCGTAGAGTTGGACGAGACTTTCGAACGCGCTCGCGACCTCTACAGCAAGATCGGCGCGCATGCGACATACAGCCCGCGACGCTTTGTGTTTCCGAATGGCGCTCGCATCACCTACGCCTATCTTGAGCGCGACAGCGACGCAGAGACCTATCAAGGCGCCTCATACACCCGTGTATACGTCGAGGAGGCCGGCAACTTCCCTTCGCCAACGCCGATTATGAAGCTGATGGCGACGCTGCGCAGCGGAGCTGGCGTGCCGGTTGGCATGCGGCTGACAGGCAATCCCGGCGGTCCCGGCCATCAATGGCTGCGTTCGCGCTACATCGATCCAGCGCCCATGGGATGGAAAGTGCTGACGGATGACACAGGGCTCGAGCGCATCTACATCCCGAGCCGCGTGGGAGACAATAGGTTTCTCGGCGCAGATTATGTGCAACGTCTGCGTGCGTCTGGGTCACCTGAACTGGTGCGAGCCTGGCTTGAGGGGGACTGGTCGGTCGTCAGCGGCGCATTCTTCCCTGAGTTTGAAATGTCCCGACACGTTATCGCACCGAGGGCTTTACCAGAGCATTGGGCGCGCTTCCGCAGCTTTGACTGGGGATCGGCGCGGCCGTTCGCCTGCCACTGGTGGGCGGTGTCTGATGGCAGCCTCCACGACATCGCCCGCGGTGCACTGGTCAACTACCGCGAGTGGTACGGCATGCGGCCAGGCGAGCCCAACGTCGGGCTGCGCATGACGGCCGAGGCAATAGCCGCTGGCATTAAATCCCGCGAGGTTGATGACCCAGCGCCTATGACAGGCGTTGCTGACCCCGCCATGTTCGCCGAGGACGGCGGGCCATCCATTGCGCAACGTATGATTGGCTGCGGCGTTATCTTCCGGCCGGCGGACAACAAGCGCGTCGCGGGCCGTGGCGCGATGGGTGGCTGGGACCAGGTGCGGGCCAGGCTCGAGGGCGACGCCGACGGCAAGCCGATGCTGCTGCTGTTCTCCACCAGCCGTGATCTGATCCGCACACTGCCGGCGCTACAGCACGACGACGCACGGCCAGAGGACGTAGACAGCGACATGGAGGACCACGCGCCGGACAGCGCTCGCTACGCCTGCATGTCGCGGCCGTTCGTGCGCGATGCGGTCAAGCCGGTCGTCGTTGACACCTGGACGAGGGCGTTTGAGCGTGCTGGCTCCGGCGGCGAGCCGGCAGGGTGGCGTGTAGCGTGACACCAGAGGAAGCATTTCAGGAGACTGTCGCCAAATGGGAGGAGCGGCTGTTTACCGACACCCGCCAGGGCAGAAGTCTGTTCGCGCACGGTGCAGCATTCGTGCTGAAACGATTGCAGGATGATCTTACGGAGGAGGGGTGGGAACAAGTGCGCGCCGAGATGGCGGAATTTTGCGAGACGTATCGTGTCGAGAGTGAGCGTCAAAGGAACCGTCCCCAGATGGTGAAGATACGCGAGGCGTTGGCTCGCGGCGAATGGCCCAAGTGGGATGATGAGCCGCAATGACCGACCAGGATGTGGCGTTCGCGATTGCGCAGTGGTGCAGTGGTATCACGCAAAAGGAAATCGCCGGGCACTTCGGGTACAAGGACAGCTCGTCAATTAGCAGTGGGATTGATAACTTTGTTTGGAAGTACCACCGCATCCCGCACAATGGCGGCGGGAATATAAACCGCAAGGCATTGGCTAAGATCGCGTTCTATCACTTCATGGCGCAGCGTGAGGCCGCATGACCGACTACACGCGGCTGAGCGGAGCGGAGTTCCAGCGGGCGGTGGGCGCTGATCCAGAGAAATGGGCCGAGGCGTTCCGGCAGCGGGAGTTGCCAAACATCGACATCGACACGGACGAGATAGCCGCTTGGTTCCGCGATGCGATGGAGGCTGCGGTCAAGGCGGCGAAGCCCGGTCTGTCCGATTAGCCTCTGAGACGTGGTCTGTTAGCGCGCGGTGTTAGCGGAAAGCCCAGCAAATCGGGGTATCGCGAACGCTCGATCGGACGTCCTGTTGGGGCAAGGTCAAATGACGCACCTGATTGCCATCACCTGCCCGTCCTGCGGTAAGCCGCGCATCTGGGGCCGCGTCTGCGGGCACTGCGGAGCGCCGTGATCTGGTGGCTGCTGCTTGGCCTGGTGGTGGGCGTGCTGATCGGGCACCTCGGGACGATGGCCTACATCGCGCGGCGCTGGCCGTGGGGGCGATAACGCTGTGACGATCCGGCTACTGACGGGTGACGCTAGGGACGTGCTGCCGACGTTGGCGGATGCGTCGGTGCACTGCGTGGTAACGAGCCCGCCGTATTACGGCCTGCGCGATTACGGCACGGCGCTGTGGGATGGCGGGGATGCGGCGTGTCAGCACAGCGTTGCCAGGATCAGCGAGCGTAGCCGTGTGCAGCACGATGTCTATGCGCCGCCGAGTGGCTGGACGAACCGCGATGCAACGCCGCCAAGGGTGTGCTCATGCGGTGCGCGGCGCATCGACGCCCAGATCGGCCTGGAGCCAACGCCGGACGCCTACCTTGCGGCGATGGTGGCAGTGTTTCGCGAGGTGCGGCGCGTGCTGCGCGACGATGGCACGTGCTGGGTGAATATGGGGGATAGCTACGCGAGCGGCGAAGTAGGGCGGCACGACCACAAGCAAGCGGCAGGCATCTGCGTGGGTGATGCGGCGGCGGGCCGCAGCTTCATCGGGAATGGAATGGGCGCTCGTGAGCAGCGCGCGTTATCAACTGGGTTGCCGGCAAAGAACCTCCTGCTGATGCCGGCGCGGCTGGCGCTGGCGTTGCAGGCGGACGGGTGGTGGGTGCGGTCGGACATTATCTGGGCGAAGCCGAACCCGATGCCGGAGAGCTGCCGCGATAGGCCGACGTCAGCGCATGAGCATGTGTTTCTGCTGACGAAGCGAAGCCGCTACTACTATGACAGCGACGCTGTGCGTGAGGAGGCGATTAACGAGGGTCGCGTGGTGTCCTATGACGGCACGCAGAAGAACACGGGCCACGAGAACCGCACATATCCTGGCGCTAAGCCTCGCGACATCGTGGTGAGTGGCCGCAACCTGCGCAACGTCTGGACGATCGCCACAGCCCCGTATGCCGAGGCGCACTTTGCGACCTTCCCGCCGCTGTTGGCTGAGCGCTGCATCCGTGCCGGCACCAGCGAGCGGGGCTGCTGCGCGGCCTGCGGGGCGCCGTGGGTGAGGGAAATAGCATCCGACAGCGCCGCTAATAGCCGCAACGAGAGGATCGCTGATTATGACGTTGGTGGCCTAGCGAAAGGCTCGTCTGCTGATCGTGTCAGGCGCCTGGATGGCAAGAACTATGAGCATGTCCGCAGAGTTACAGGCGGCTGGGCTGCCTCCTGCGCGTGCGGTGCCGAGACGCAGCCGTGTGTGGTGCTGGATTGCTTTTCGGGAGCCGGAACGACCGCATTGGTTGCGGATCGCCTCGGCCGGCACGCGATCGGCATC